TCATTTCGCCGCCCATGCTACCAATAGGCCTGCCGCCACGATTTCCCAAGTGTTGCGCTGGCTCTTAATGCGCAGCCGGGTCCGCTTTTCCTCGGCGGCGTACTGCATCAAGGATTGATTGGCTTGAGTCAATAAGGCTTCCTGCCTGGTCGATTTGGCCTGCAGATCTGCCAGATGACTCTGCAATGTCCTGGACAATTCCTCTGCTTTCGTCAATTTCACTTGTAATTCTGCCGCTTTGATCTGCTGCCCGCTGCAGGCCGTCCGTAATGCTTCGTTGATTGTCTTCAGCTCGGTTAAGTTGTTCTCTAACTGCGTCAGCTCCGTTTCCGTGATCGTATACGTCGGTTCGTCCGGCGTTGCGGGGGCCGCAAGCGTAACCTGCGCCGAAGCACACAGTAGCAAGCAGAGCAACAAGAACCCAATGAGAGATACGGTCAATTTTCGCCTTGATTTCATTGAACTTCCCCCTTACTTTCTCCATTGATTCCTGTACCAATTCGCCTTCCCCCTCAACACGTTTCCGCCAGTCCTTGGGTCGTCGTAGTCGATGGTCCAGGACGGGCTTTCTGGTGTCCCCAGATACTGCAGGTCCCAACGTTCGCAGCCATTGCATGGGCCGTACTCATCGCCCTCCGGCAGTAAGTCGTCGATGTTATCCGCCGCTTCTGCGTGGGTCATGATCCGATCCCGGTCAATGGTCAGCCACAGGGTCTTGGCCAGGACGGCCACTACCTGGGCCATGGCCTCAATCTGTGCCACCGTGGGCGGGTAGTCCCCCAAGTCGTCCGTAGTAGCCCCGTAGGCACAGCACAAGGCAACGCCGATAGCAGCGGTGTTTCGTTGCCAAGTATGGGCCAGGGTTTCGCCGAGGTCGTCCGTACTTGCCCAAAGGCTTCCATCTTCATCGATATTGATATGGTAGTCGTTAAACTTCTGGCCATACCGCCCAGCCGTCCAGTGAAGATAGATCTTGACGTCCCGCTGCATATTTTTTGCATCCTCCCACAATTGGATACGGGCCTTTTCAGCCATTGCCTGGATGTCTTTCAACGTCACTCTTTTCATGTTCTTCTTTTACCTCCTTCTCCCAAGGGTCTGGTACTCCATCACCATCAGCATCAATCAGGCTTTTACCGATAAAACCGATGGCAGCGATGAACGCCATGCTAGTTGTGGTCTGGATTAGCGCGTTTAGGGCCGATAGGTCCACTTGCCCTTTGGCCCTCCAGAGCCAGCACCAGCTAGCCAGATATAGCACCACGCTCCCGATGATGAGAAGCATGATGGTGATGACAAGGGCCCGCGGCAGGCCCTTGACTTTCATCCGCCCCAGTGAGCCTAATAAGTCCAGCAGTGTTTTCTGCAGCCGCTTCATTTTCGGACCTCTTCTGCCATGTGTAGGACCTCGTCGTGCTTGGCGTTCATGATTCCGTTATCAGCCAGGTGCTCATATACGCCATACATTTCCTGCCACACCTGCTTTTCTTCGGCTGTGGGAGCGTTCTGCTGGAACCGGACGTACATGTCATTCAGAGAGGCCCGCAGGATGAGCTGCATCCCTTTTCTGATTGCCCGCAAGCCTGTAACGTAAGCCACGATGTAGCCGATAAGCCCGCCCACGGCAAGGCTAATAACTGTGCTTAAACCCTCGATGATGATGTCGTTCACGATTGATATCCTCCATTAAAGTTTCATGATGTATGCCAATGTGTAGTACGGTGGCATATTGTTGTGCGGCTGGTTTCCGCCTGTTGGTTCAATAAATTCACTCTGGATGTAATAGCCATGCTTACCGTCAGGATAAGTGCCGGATACTCGTCTGTCCGAAAAAGTACCGTTTATGCCGTTTTCCGAGCCACCAGCCAGGTACCAGATAGATTGCGGCTCCGTCTTTTGAGACAACCTTTTGCTCAAGGCAATCCGGTGTCCATGACTGGGGATGTTGCTTACATTCAGTGTAACGCTTGTTTCCCCGCCCGTTCCCCCCGCTATTCGTTCCATCCCCGCCGTAGATGAAGCGGTTACGCAAGTCTGGTGTGCCGTTCGTTCCGTCGCACAGGTGCCACTCCTTGTCAACCACCCCCGTGTTTTTATCGACTGGGAAGCCGTCTTTAACCGTCCCGGAGAACGCTGTTACAGTTCCGGGCAATACCCCCCCGATTTTGTAACTACGAATTTACAAGTTCCGTCTGTAATTGGTGCCATGTGTTATTCCTCCCTTGTGGCTACTTGCAATTTACATTCTCCAAAATAAATACAGCCGTAGAGAATCGTTTCTCCGGCCTTCACCCAGATAGGGCCGGGGCAAATATCTCTTGCGCCGTTGCCGTTCACTCTGGACTCTTTGGCGCGGGTACCATTAATTCTCATAAATGCCGAACCCGTTCCACTTTTAGGATCTTCACAATACGCACTGTACCATCCAGATTCTTTCGCTATATATGTAAAATTGTTCCACGTGGAAGCATTGGAAATCTTATTGTAAGCTACAAATTTAAATTGTGTCCCATTGACGGCTACATCGCCACTATTAAGCAGGTCAGCAATCGCATGTTTGATTAATTCATTGACCTTTTCCGTTGTTGGCAATGCTTCCAGCCGCTTCTCCATGTCAACCATGGACAGTGCGTTCCCCGTCATGGTTCCGTCAGTAAATTCATTCATGTTTGCTCCTTCATGCGTAACAGATATATGCTCGCACGGTATAGGTCAACGGGGTTACGGTGGTGGACTTGCCGTAGATGGCGGACGAACGGGAAGCGTCAAAATACAAGCTATGGGGAAGGGGTTCTCCGTTAGTTGTTGTCCCACTAGCACAGGACCCGTACTTCCCACTCGCATAGAACGAGCCGGTAAGGCCAGTAGTGGCGTCTTTCGTATCCCACGCAAGGCGGCTATTCGGCCCTACCAACGCATGAGCTCCCCCCGTGATGTTCGGCAATCCCGCTTCCACCATCTGCCCCGGCGTGGTGTCCGCTCTCAGATAGCGCCCGTTAAGGTTCGGCAATGTCGCCGTCCCCAGATAATCCACCAGCCGTTTATATTTATCACCGTCGATTGTCTGCCCGTCCAACGGCAGGAGATATTCATGTTCTCCCGTTTTTGTCGTTGGCTTGTAGACAATATCGCCTATACTGTGCTTGCTCAGTGTATCGTTGATATAAAACGTTACAGTGTTATCACCAATTACCCCCCATGTTACTCTTAATCGTTGCCCAATCCGGCTCCGTGCTACCCGTCGTTCCTGCTTGCGTAACGACGATTACGCACCCCGGTGGAAGGCTGGGAGAGGTCAGTACGTCACCCACTTTATATGCGGTGTTGCGCTTAATCTGGTATGGCACCCCGGCTTCCGTCTTGGTGGCGTACGTACTTTCTGCTTCGGCGCTGTTTAGCTTCTTGGCCAGCTCTGCCGTCACTGTGGCGGCAAAATTGGAATCGTTACCCAGAGCCTCTGCCAGTTCGTTCAAGGTGTTTAATTGGTCGGGTGCGCCGTTGACAAGGGCGGAGATGGACTTCGCCACGAATTCCGTGTTTGCAATAGCCTTAGAACTGTTGCCCTCGTTAGCTGTGGGGACAGAGGTTGTGCCGGTCACGGTTAGGGATGTGGTGGAAACAGAAGTGGAAAGGGCGGACTTTTTGACGAATAAAGCGGCAACGGCTTGTTCCACTTCATCAAGGGACTTAGACACAAACGCTGTACTTGCAATTGTGCTGGTGGCGTTCCCTACGTTAGCTGTAGGGACGGAAGTATCGCCAGTTACAGTAAGAGAGGAAGTAGACACAGAGGAAGCAAGGCCAGATTTTAAAACCACATCCGGCTTGTTCTTGATAAACGCCTTGCTCGTCGTGTCCGTTACATTCCAGTCAGATTGCTGTTCCCTTGCGCTGTTGGCCGCATTGGTGGCACTGTCCGCAGCCGCTGATTGACTGCTGGACGCCTCCTTTGCGCTGGCTGCTGCTGCCGTCTGGCTGTTCTTAGCAGCCGTGGCGGACGTGGCGGCGGCACTGGCACTGTTGGCGGCGTTCGTTGCAGAGCCAGCCGCCGCAGAAGCAGAGCTGGCGGCGTTGTTCTCGCTCGTTTTTGCCGCCGTCTGGCTGGCCTTTGCGGCATCCCTAGCGGCCATGGCTTCGTCAGCAATCTTCCGGGCGTTGTCCGTTTCGATGTACTTCGTGCCGTCCCAAAGATACCACTTGCCTGTATCCTCTGCGATGTACATAGCGGATAAATCGCCTGTAGCAGGTAATGCGGCTTTGTTGGCTACGTAAATACGAGAGCCGTTGATATTATCGTGCAGGGCTTCGAGGTTGTTGTTGATGTAGTCCAGCACGCCGTCATTCGTCGAATTGACCAGAGGGGACTCTTTGCCGTAAGTCCCCTCTTGGATAATGTTGTCGTTTGCATCCCGGAGTTCGGGGTGCTGATATGCTTGTCGTTTCATGCTTTCACCTCCTTGGGCGGGTCGTAGACTAAAGCCCCATCCTTCAGCACATAGTCGTGGGGATTATCCACAATGGCTTCTCTCCCAAAAACCGTAGTACCATCTACTGGCCCCGGCATCTGGTCGGCAAACCCATAGCATCGTTTGGTTTTGTCGTCGATTAAGTAGTAAATCATTATTTGACTCCTATAATCCAGTAGGCCACCCAGTGGTCTTTGACGCGGTTATCACAATAGTAAATCCTGCTCCCATAAGCCTGTTTTAGGTAGTCGTTTACGTCCTTCCTGAAGCTTATGCCAGGTCGCTGCGTTGATGCCACTTGGACAGGCTGTTCCCAGTCGTACCAGTTGTCGTTGCTCTTATAACTGCCCTGTGTATAGCATCCCCAAATGCATTGGTCCTCGGTATAACCAGCAGGCAGTGGCACGGTGACACACCCGTTATTAACGTCATCATCTGCCCATAAGATGCCACGCATGATGGTGACAGCTCGCACGTTGTACCCGTTGATACGGATGGTATTTCCGTCGATGGTGCCGGATTTTAACGTGGCTCCGTAGATGTTGCCGCTGTCGTCGACGGTAAAACTGCCGGAGCTGTTTTTTAAGTTCGTCCCCACAATCTGCGTGCCGGTAATGGTGCCGCCTTTTAAGCTGCCGACGTTTGCCGTGATGGCTGACAGGCTGTCCACGCTCATCTTATCGGCGGTGAGAGCCCCGGCCTGTATCATGTCTTTAACGACAACATTTTTATCAAACACTGTTTCCCCGGTTACGTGCAGCAGCTTCCCGTCAATCTGGACGCCCTCTTTGCTTAAATTAATCTGGGAAACCACTTCCCCAGATTTTACCCGCAAGGCAATATCATCTTGCATCTGTGCAATGGCGCTATAGGCTTCTTTGGCCTTTGCCGCATCTCCCAAATTAGTGACAACGGATGTAATTTTATCGCTGTTCTGGGCAATCTGGCTTGCAAGCTCCTTCTTGTCGTCTGCTACCGTAGCTTGGATGGTATCAGCGGTCTTCTTGATTTCGGCCACCTTGCCGGAGATTCCCTGGGCTTCTTTCACGGCATCTTTGATGGTTTGGTCAACCTTTTTCAGACTGATGGCCTCGTCCTTGATATTCGATTCATCAATGATGATTTTTACCGTCGTCCGGCTTGTGTCAGATTTTTCCCCGGCCCCGAACATATCGTAGTAGGCAATGGCTACATCATAGATGCCCGGCTCGCAGTTGTAGCTCATGACCGGATTTTCGGTTTTTACCGCGTCGCCGTCATTGATGTATACCATCATCCCGATGGCGTCCGCCGGGATACCTTGCCCGGCAACGGAAAATCCCGTCATGGTGTTTTTAACAGTCGGCGCGTCGGGTTTCCCGGGTGCCGCTTTGTTATAATCCAGCACCGCCGGGACGCTGTATTTACCCAGGGCATTCCGGGCAAACAGATATAGCCGCCCGGACCGGGCGTTCAGTGCAACGTTTGCGGACGTTCCTTTGGTTCGGGCCAGCAGGCCAGCCGTTTCAGCCCCCGGGGCGTTGTCCCGGCGGATTTCGTAATACATCACGTCGGTGTTCGTGACTTCGTTCCACGTGGCCGTCGCCGTCTTGCCAAATGCTAGGATGAATCCGTCCGGCGTGTTGGGGACCATGGTACGCATGGCAACGGTAATCTTAACCTTCGGGGCAAGGTCGGGATCCGTGCTTGCGGCCCATTTATCGACGGTAGTAACCGCAATTTCATAGGTATCGCCCACCACAGCCTGGGGGATTACAACCTCGTTTTTACCTTGCCCGCCGAAAATCCACTTGCCGTAATAACCCAGCTCGCTTGCCGGTACTCCACTAATGGCCGTTAAATCCTGCACCTGTCCGGCGTTAGTTCTGTACCACACTTGCCCGGCTGCATAGCTTTCGAGGTCTGGCGGGTCCCATTGGACCACTACGTCATACCGGCTCACGCCGTCCGCCAGGTGCCGGTAGCGATTGTAAGCCCGCACGTTTTTAACGGCCGGGATATAGTATTTCTTAATGGTATATTCGTACGCTTTAACTGCGGACAGGTCTTGTACACCGGCCCCGAATACATTAAAGGAAACAAACTTTAAGTATACCTTCTTGCCCACGTCCTCGCTTAAAAACGGGATACGGAGTAAACTTGCATCCAGGCGCGCAAACTGTGCCTCGGCGTCATGGGCTGCGGCCGTGGTCGTGTGCTGCCCGCGGATACAGCCGTCAAGTTTCCAGTGCCCGTTATCCAGCAAGGTGGCGCCCTGGTAACTCAAACATTCGCCGTCAATCCAGCACAGCGTGTTGCCGCGTTCCGCGTCCTGCTGACTGCCGGATAAAAACGTTCCGTTGCAGGCCACTTCCACACTGGTATCCGTTGCCTTAATGCTTTTAGCCAGGGTCCCCACCCGGGCGCTGCTGGCAATGGTCCCCGCCGCCCGGTAATTCGTCCCGTCGTCGGCAACGTAGACCTCACAGCCGCCCCACAGGTCTCCCTTGCCTTTGGCCCCAATCCACACTTCCAGGCCGCTGGTGGTCAGCTCCGCGGGCGGCTGCATAATCAGCGGTGTATCCGTATCGGGCGCGTCGGCGTTATAGTCGATATACGGCCGGTCGCCCTCATGCACATCATACGCCGGTTTGCTTGCTTTCATGGGCGGGCGGCTAATGGCGGTAAACGTCAAGGTGCCGTCCGTGTTTTCCGTGACGCTGTCAATCATTACCGGTGTTTTATCTAGGCCCAGGGCGCTGTCGGTCAACGTCACCAGGTCGCCCACTTCCAGGCGGCAAAAGGCCCAATCCAGTTTAAATGTAAATTTGTTACGTCCGTACAGGGCGTCCCTTGCCAGCTGTTCAGCAACCTTAACGGCCCGTTCCTTCGTGTAAAACCAGTGCGCCGTCGTGCTGCTGGCCTGCCGGAGGCCGTATTCCGCGATGTCGTCTTTTAATTCGTATGCAACAGTTTCCGTTTCATAGCTGTTTTTGCGGCTAATAAATTCTACTGGAAAACGGTTATATATTTCGCTGCTGTCCTTGCGCTGGCACGTAACCAGGACGCCGTTGCTCTCTAAAAAATCATCAGCGGTTAAATCGTATTGGATGGTGGTATCCGGTGCCCAGCTACCCACCGGCCGGTCGGCCTTGCACACGATTTTAAATTTATTGTTAGACCAAAACATATACGCATTGGTCAACGTCATAAGCTCGTTGATAATGTCGTGGGCGGCTTTGGCTTCGGTCGTGTCCGTAGGGCTGGAAATCAGTAAATCAGCTTCACGGCAATACTTTCTATAGGTGTCCAGGCCGATAATCTCGACACTGGACAGCCCCACCTTGTCCAGAATATCACGGATTACGTCGGCGGGGTTTGCATCGGTACCGTCGCCGGTGTCGGTCAGCATCCCTCGCACCTCGAAATTATAGTCGGGCATGGAACCGCTGTCGCCCAGGTCGATAACGCCCGCCATATATGCCAGGTTTTCGTACGTCAACGCCTTGTCCGGGTGCTTGCCCTGGACGTATGGCCAGGGCGCCTTTTGGCTCCCGTCGTATAACGTCATACCGATTTGGTCAGATGGATACTGATACACATCTTTTCCCAACCACACCTTGCCAATGCTGTGGATGGGTCCCTCGCACAGTCCCAGGATGACGGCAACGGTGTACGTGTACGTGATGGACACGGATTTACTTTTGCCGCCCTTCCCGGTCCGCTGCGTTTCCCGGTGCTCGTGGGCCGTAAAATCATCGTAATAAATCACGTTGCCAGCCAGGCGGCTGGTGCCGTATACGACGGGTACTGCGCCGCCATAACTGGCCGTTGCAACGGTAAAATCACTAATTTTGTTGGCCCGTGTCGTTACGGTCCGACCTCTAAATAGCCCCATTCGCCCTCACCTCGTTTCGCTTCTTTATACTGAATCGATAAACGCCGCGGAGGCGGCTTTTGCCGCGGGCGTCCAAAAAATCTACATCGTCAACGGAGGACAAAATAACGCCCTGTTCCACCCGGGCATGGCATACAATCCCGTTGCCCATGTAAACGCCGCCGTGACTGACGCAACGGCCGTACTGATACAGCAAGAAGTCGCCCCGTTCCATGGTGTCGACTTTATTGCAATATTTCTCCACGATGGATTTAAACCATTCTTCTCCATGGCTTAAATGCCACATATTGGAATAATGCTTAACTTTGATTTCGCCGCGCCCCACCAGCCCGGCGTCCTCCAGGCTACAAATTAAAAGCATACCGCAATCCACGCCGTGCCCTTTGGCCTTACCCTCGTTTACGTGGGGCGTACCTAACCATGTTAAAGCAGCAGCGGCGATCCGGTCGCCTTGGTCGCTCATAGCAACACCTCCTTGCGCGGGATATAGGGCGCAATTACTGCGCTACTGTCCGTGCTGGAAGCCGTGACCACGCCGCCGGACCCGGTGGAAAAGCTCCCCTGCGGGTAATACTTCCGGATGGGGAAATTCATGTTTAGCCCGCTTGTTTCCGCCTTGATGGATAATTGCAGCTGTAACCCGCCCGCGTTTTTGATTTCGATTTTCCCGGAGAACAGGTCCACCGTGCCCACGACGGCACCGTCCCGGAAAAAGCAGCGTTTTAAATGCAGCCGTGCCCGGTCCATGGTCCCGTCCAGCGCGGCCTGCATGATGGGCTTACTCTCGATCATGTCGGTTTTACAGGCATAAATGGTGACGCTCAACGTGTCCACGGTCAACGTGGAATTTAATTTAATTTGCTGCCGTTTAAAAAGCAGCTTCTCGTGCTGGTAAACCGTGCCGCCGTTGTTAATGTCAATATCCGCATCGGTATAGTAATAGTGGTTTCCGTTGGCCAGAATAATGTCGTACAGGTCACAACTCTGTATTTGTTTTTGTGTATTTAGGTAAGCCGTCAGGCTCGCGTCTACCTGTTTCATCTCACCACATCCATCTTAAAACTGGAGGAATTGTTAACATTTTCGAAAACCCGGGTTAACTCTCCTCCATCATCCGAAAATCTGACTTTAAACCAGTATGTATAATCGGCCGTGATCACGGCCCCTGTTGCCGGTGCCGTTGAGAAACTGATTACACCGGCGGACACGCTGTACCCGCTTGTTTGCTTTTTGCCGTCAACGTAAACGACTACATCCTCGATGTACTCAGTCGGTTCCACGTAGCCGTCCAGGCTCCAAACGGCCTGGTATTTCCCGGGCACAATGACGGGCAATGCCCGCCCTGTTTCCCGGTTTAATGTGTGGTCTAACCACAAAAACGGCTCGTACCCGCCTTTGACACTGGCAATAAATGCCATTAGCTTGTCAGCAGTATCATCATCCAGCAGCCCGAACGTTTCCGTAATAGTCCATTGCGGGTACAGCTGATTGGTTAACGTCCGGACCATTCCGGATCCGGACGTCTGTACCTGCGTGCTCCATTTTTGCTTAAATTTGCTGTTCCATGTTAAATGCTTGATTTCCTGCGGAAATTTTTTTAAAGTCATCACCACACCCCACTATCGGCGGCAAAATTCCTATTGTTATCAAACAATGCCTGCTTGATGGCATCCAGGCCGCCGCGCTGTAAAAATGCGCTGAAACCGGACGCGTCAACCGCGGACACGTTCAACGTAACGTTGCCGCCGGAAATCGCTGTAACGCCGCCGCTGCTGCCCAGGTCCGGCACACGCCCGGCGTTAATCGCGTCCAGGTTATCCCGCCCAATGCGGTTAACCGCTTGGGACGTAATGACGTACTCGCCGTTGGACAGCATGGCCGGAATGGAATCACTCGTTCCCGTGCCAGGACCGGCAACGTAGCCGCCGGTGGCAAACCCGAACTTGCCCTTGGTCTTGCTGCCGAAATCCATACCAAACAAGGTGTGCCCTGCCCAGCGGGCTGCCAGCTTCGGGTCGCCGACAATGCTATAGATTGCGAACAGGCCCAGCCATTCCGTTGCGATTTTCAAGGCATTTTGAAAAATCGTCTTGACGAAATCGCCCAGGGCAGCGCCTGCGGATTTCGTGCCGGTTAAAATACTGCTAAAGGCTTCGCCCATGGATTTACCCGCTTCTTGCCAGTAGCTCACCATGGCATCCTTCCAGTTTTTCGTATTCTTGACCTGGTTTGTTTCGGCTTCCCCGGCGTCGACAAGCTTTTGCTTGTAGTTATCTACAAACTCTTGCAACGTTTCGTTTTTCATTGCAAGTTCTTCTTTAATGGCTTCGGGATTCATCCCCAGGACCTTTGCCAGGCCGTTAATGCCTGCTTCCTGGTCCTCGCCTGCCGTTGCCATTGCCTGGTCAATCTCTGCCATTGCATCCGTTACGCTAGTTTTAATGGCATCAATGTATGCTTTAATGCTGTTCGGGTCAGCCCCAAACGTACTCATTAACTCTTTGCTGTTCGCCTGCTGCTGTTTCAGCCGTTCGGAATATTGCAGCGCTTCGATCTGTGCTTCGTACAGGTCTTTGGCGGCTGCTTCCTGCTCGCTGATACGGTCGGCCACGGATTGCCGCGTTTCTCCGTCCTGGATATGTTCGGCAAGTTTGATTTCTTTTTCGTAGCTGTCAATTAAATCATCATACTGTTTTTTATATTCAGCTAACTTGACTTTCCGGTCGGCGTCCGCTTTGGCTTCGCCGGTCAGCATCGTTGCCCGGACCTTCATCAGCTCGATCGTGGACTTTTCACCGGCCTGCCTAATGGCTGTCCAGTCAGTGTATTTCTTAATTAGCGCGTCGACCTGCCGTTGCTGTTCCCGCTCCTCCTGGCTCATTCTCGGGGCGGCTTCATGGGGCGTGCTTCCCGTGCCGCCCGCGCTGCCGCCACCGGCTGCCGCCTTGGGTGCCCGGCGTGCCGTATGGAAATGGTTTGTACGTCCGTCATCAAAATCCGGTGTGCGAACAACATCCCCAACCGTGTTAGACCAGGCATTATTAACCACGGCACCGACTTGATGACCAAGGGCACTAACGATGCTGGAAACAAGATCCCAAATCTTTTGCAGCGGTGACAGGATAGGAGTCAAAAAATTAGCAATGCGGGCCCCTGCATCCCGCCAGGCGTTGATGAAGGAATAGACACCCATGATAACGACTTTGACAGCGCCAAAAACAATCTGAAGTCCCGTATTGATGACGTCCAGAGCGAATTGAGCAATGGCTCCTAATTCGCTGAAAGCGCTTGTCCCATCGCTCCAAACAAGGTCCAATAAGTCCTGCGTAAAGTCAACAAGGGTCTGGACAATACCAGACTTGTCAAAGGCTTCGAAGATGGCCGCTCCGATGGAACCACAGATTGCCGAAAGGTTCCCTTCGACATCGCCCCATTCGTCGATAATATTTTCCTTGGACTTCTGCATCTGGCCATCGAACTCGGACTTCATATAGCTGGTGAGGGCTTCAACCGCCGTTTGGGCGTCCAAGGTTCCGTTGTCCATGGCCTCCATGGCCTGCTCTGCCGTCATGCCGACGGAGGAAAAAGCCTTATCAATATCCATCCCGGACTGCTGCAGGGCAATCATTTGGCGGCTCGACATTTCACCGGTCGACTGCATACGGGACAAGATCTCAACGAGCTTCCTTGCTCCCTGTTCGCCTTTCCCGAGGCCTGCAGCCGTGTCGGCGCAGAGCTTAATCATAGCGGCGGCGTTGTTGGCGCTATAACCGACGTTCATGAGGTCGATGCCCATTTCCTTGACACTCTCAAAGTCGTAGGTGTCGCGGGAAACCGTATTGAAGAGCTTCATTGATTCGACGCCGCCAACTGTCGAGTTCACCATTGCATTGAACTGCGCAACACCATGCTCTGCATCAAGTCCAAGTTCTACGATTTTCCGACCAAAATCAGCCAGGGCGCTAGCGACTTCCGTAGCTAGACTTGCAGCGAACATGCCCGCACCCACAGTAAGGGAAGAAAATGCCTGCTCACCAATCCCCATCTGTCCGGATAGTTGAGACATGACGCTGTCTAAAAGCCCAGATTCTTGCTTCACTTCGCCCAAGCTAGAGACCGTTTCCTTGATTGCCTTTGCGTATTCGGAATTGGCCTGCTTTTGCTCCTGCAGCTCGACTCGCAGGGTTTTCATGGTTTCGGCTTGTTCAGCTGTGGCCGTCGTCCCGGCTTGTGTTTCTTTCTCCAGGTTCTTCAGCTCCCTCTGGAGCTGTGCAGCTCTTTGAGCGCCATCTGCCAGGGCCGTATTAAGCCGTTTAAGTCCTTCATCGCTGGCGATGGTTTCCAGATTGATTTTTGCGTCGGCCATTTTCTCACCTCCTACAGGTCAATGTGGTTCTTTAAGTAATTTAAAAGGTAATTCGTATAATATTCTTCAATCGCTTGCGCGTTTTTCTCAAAGTAAGCGCCGTGCGGTGCATATTCAGGGCCTTTCATTCCCTGCCGCGGTCCTCGTTTCCGGATTACGCGTCCATAGGCACCTGTGTTGTACCACCTGGCAAAATAATTTGCGTAAACCGTGGCTTTTACCACGCCTACATTTTCAACCTTAAATTTCCCTTTTTGGATATATTGTGCGATTTCCATACCACCAAACCCCGTTTGTGGATGGGTACGCATGATATAGTCGCAGGTCGCGTTCTGTGCTTCCCGGGCGGCTCTCACAACGTCCGCGGTAAACCCTGCGTCGGTATATTTTTGGATTCTTGCCCTCAACTCTGCAATGGTTTCCACGCGCGATCACCTCAAATAATAATAAAGAAGGGCCGCGGTGGCGGCCCTGTTCAGTTATTCACCAGCCGTAAACCCTGTTTTCGTTTCAGGCTTGCCGGTGCCGGTGGCTTTCATGCTGTATTCCACCAGATCCTCGGCGGCGCTGGTTTCTTCAAAACTGGTAACAACGGCGGTAAACTGCATATATTCCTTGCTGTCTACGTCCACATAAGCAAATTGCAGCGCGTTTTTATTGGTGCAGTTGTCGTCATAAACAAAAGCTTTCAGGACGTTCTGTCCAACGTCGTTCGCGATCGCCACCAGCTTGGAAGAAATTTCGAAACTCTTGCCAGTCGGAGCCGCGATGGACCAACCTCCGCTGTCTTTGGTGGTCTTGCTTTGGGTGTTGACGGTCGGACTCATGGTGAAATCTTCCGCCCCGCCAATAAGAGTCCACTTCGGGGACTCGGCCGTTGCACCTGTCCCATAGTTAACATATAACAGGCGCTTTTTGCCGGAAATACCGGTCGCGCCGTCAAATTGCGGCAAATTTTCCGCCGTAATAGTAACGCTCATTTAAATCACTCCTCCTTTAACTGTCCTACACGGATTTTCAGGTCAATGCTGCCGTTTTGCCACTCGCCCGCGTCGCCTACAATCGGCAAACTGATGGACACGGCGCCAACGGTCAGGTCCACCAGGTTAAAACCGTCAGTGTTTAAGCTCGTGTTTAATGCTTCCCGTCCGTCCGGGCTTACCAGGCGGCAAAACGTCGTTTCCAGCTTTTGGGCAACGTCTTTGCGGCCGCGGTAATTGCTATAGATTTGCAGATTAATGCTCATGGTCCACACGGGGCCGGTCTTCGTGTCCCGCGCGTCCATATCGGCCGCGCCCAAAATGCCGTAGGCAAACTCTGCCTGACTCCGGAAATAATCTTCAATTTCCGTAATCGGCACGGCACTGTCAAACCACTCCAACCCTTGCCCGTTCAGGGTAGCATACAGGGCTTTGCTGATGGCGGTAAATGGTAACTTGTACGTCATAATTTCCCACTCCCTGTAATGGCCGTTGCCGTAATCTGCACATAGGCCGGGCGGCTTTCGTCAATCAGCAACACGTCGTTGATTTTATACGCTTTGCCGCTCCATTCCAGGCGCCACGTGCTGTCCAGGTCCGGGCACGTTTTGCGGGTGTCCCTCACCAGGAAATAACGTGTGTCAACGGTCACATAATCGCCGATAATCTGCTGCTTGCTTTGGCTCTTGACGGTCACAAGCGCCCGAATTTTTAAAAATTCCGTATAGGTCGTTGCACTGACGCCGCCCAGGGCGTCCCGTTTAGGGGCGCTGGGCTTCATCAGCTTCACGGTTTCCGTAAATCTGCCCGGGTTGCGCCGGAACATTTTATGCTCCGGTCTTGGTCAGGACGGTAAACGCCTTGCCGTACGTGTTCAGATCGGTGAAGCGGGCCACGGTGCGAACAATGGTGCTGTTCGTTCTGAACCCTGCTTCCGTGCTGGATTGTACTTCCAGAGCGGGGTACGCGATATGGTACATTGCCCGATAGTCACCAATCACGGCCGTATTATCAGCCAGGGCGGCCCCTTCTACCACGTGGATAGGACGGCTTTCAATCTGCCGTACCGTTTCGTTGTTGGCATCCCGTGCCAGCAGGTAACGGCCCTGGGTGTCTTTAGCCAGCGCCATTGCTGCGAACGTGTTCTGGTTGACCACGACGGATGCGTTGGCGCCTGCATCCAGCGGGCAAGTAATGATGGCCTTTTTGATTTCATCGATAGCGGCCACAGTACCGAAATCGGCGACGGTGTTTTTCTTTACGTCCTTCGGTGCAACGGCCTGGGTCAGAATGTCCTTATTTACATCGTTGATGTAAATCCGGTTGAACAAGGTGGAAATCAGGGCCACAATGTCGGTTGCGCTATCACGAATCAGTTCGTTGGACACAGGAATCAGCGCGCCCTTGCTGGCCAGGGTAAATGCCAGCTGGGTAAATGCTGCCTTGCCCTCTTTGATAGCGGCGTTTTCGTCAAACGCTTCCAGGGTCACGCCTGCCTGGTTGGCGTAGTCAATCACTGGGATTTTGCCGGACCGGGTGCCAACGGTTACGCCGGTCACGATGGATCTCAGGTCTACGCCCTGCCGGTCATTTTCGACAATAGGCAGCAGAATTTCTGGAATCAGGAAGCCGCCGTCAGCAGATACAGCACCATTCTGGCCGGTGGCGGCTGCCTGGAACGCGGCTTTCATGGTGGCGTCCAGCTGGTTCATTTTCTCGCGGTCGCCGCGCAAAAAATCTTTCAGGGCAGCGTTAATCATTCCTCTAGTAATTTTTTCCATGGTCGGTTTTCTTCCTTTCTCCGCACTTTCGGCGGCAACGGCTTTCTTGTATTCATCCAGGGCGGCCTGCAGGCGCTGCTGTTCTTCGGCGCTTACCGGCTCCTGGTTTTCAACCTTCTTTTTCAGGCTGGCCCGGATTGCGGCCAGCTCCCTTTTTAATTCCAGGGAGTGCAACATTGAGTATTTTCCTCCATTTCTCTGCCAGGGCGGGGTCCATCTTCCCCGGCGCTTCGTTTTTCCGCCTGTAGGCGGTCAGTTGCTCATAGGTGGGGGCGTGCTTGCCTAACATTGACTGATACACGGGTAGGGATACGCGTCTGATTAATAAATCTTCTTCCCGATCTACCCTCCGCATATACCCTTCAAAAAGGGCGTCCAGCTCCCCAACTGTCAGCCGCTCAAACTCCCACGGCTTTAAGTCCAGCTCTCCATAAGCAATTTTTTCCAATTCCGTTGCAAGGTCTGCAACGGAATTATAGGACTTTATTTTTTGGTCCCCGGGGCCAGGTTTTTTGGGACCTTCCCGAACGTTCCGGACTTCATCAATGCGGGCACAAGGATTTTCATGTATAAATCTTGCGCGCTCATCTCTGCCAGGGCAGCGGCCCAAATTTCGTCAAACATTTCCGCCGGGGTGTTCTCGGGCATCCCGCCACCGATAAGCCCCCATTTCAACATGATGTAAAAATTCGTCAGGCTTGCCACGGCCACGGCCTTAAACAAGCTGTTCCCGGGCAATTCCTGTTCGGCTCCCATGACGGCTTTCAGTGGGTAGCACACGGCGTACTCCTTGCCGCCCGCTTTAAACTTTACGGATTTATCGATTGTTGCCATTTTCTCCTCCTTCGTTTCCCTGTTCCTCTCCCGGACTGTCACCCAGGGCACCGGTGCCGCCCCGCTGTGTCAGCATATCAGCCTCCGGCGTATCTAGCCGCGGATATTTCAGGCTTGCCCGTGCTTCGTTAGGGGTTAAAATCCCGGCGCCCGTGTAGCTGCACAGCACGGACGCCTTGCTTTGGGCATCCAACGTGTCAAATACGTCGTTCACAGTCCCGAACCGTAACCCGGCGTTTCGCTGCCGTTCGGACAGCAGCTTAACGGACAGCTCCGCCGCGTATTGCTCCAAAATCGGGGCAATTGTCTGGCTAAAAAATTGCATCATCTGCGACGCCGAAAACGTTGCCGCACCGGTGCCGCCCATCCGATTCAGCATGGCCAGCGGGATACCAAACAGTGCGGAAATATCTTCCGCCTTGGACTCCTTAACGATCTGGTAATAATTCCCAACGTCGTTTGTAATGTTGCTGGCCTGCATCCCGGCGGGCAGCGGCAAAATTGTGGCGTTGCTGTTGGACAGCAGCTCCTTAATCTGCGCTTGCAGCTCTTTCTGCTTTGTTTTGCTCAGATCGGACGTATACGTTAGTACGATCGTACCGGAAAACCCGTTGGAAATGGTACTCCGGATGGCGCTTTCCGCTTCTGCGTTGGCTTGCAAGGTATCAAGAAGCACGGCCCCCGCCGGGCGGCCTAAAATCCCGTTAGTAGAAAACGCCCGAAAATGCAGGATTTCATCGGGCAAGATTGTGTAGGTTTCGCCGTTTCTCGGGTCTGTATAACGGTAAACCAGGTCCCGCCCTCCATCCAGGATATTGGCGTCGTCCCACACCACTTGCATACTCCCGGCGTCAAGGGGAACCAGGGCGGCAACGGCTGTGGTTCGGTCACATTTGATATACGCAAACGCGTTGCCATATAAAAGCCGCTGCTTCTCCATGTATTCCCAAAATGCGTACGCATTAATCCCGTGATACGGCTGGTAATTTAGCACTGTGGCGCTGCCCGGGACGGCAGCCGGTTCCGCGGTGGAATCCGGACGGTAAACCGTCCAACGGAACTGGGCCAGGTTTTGTGCCAGAATTTTAACGCACGTTGCAAAAACAACATCGGCGTTAGGGCTGATATTAAACGCGCGCCCGTATCCTACCGGTGCCAGGTTCCGGTACCGTTTCGTCGGTGGATAGCCACGAATGTAAGCCTTGATTTTTTCAAACATTTACGCCTCCAGTTCCCGGTCCACGCTGGCAAATAAAGCAGCTAGGGCGGGTGCGACAACGTACGCCTGCGGCTTTTTATCATCTTTGCCAGTATCCGGATCCGGCTTCTTTTCGTCGTCCTTGTCGTCATCCTGTTCAGGGTTTTCCGGCTCACCTTCATCAGGTTCCGCGGTTTCATCATCGCTGCCCCCTTCCGGTTCGTCGTCCTTATTTTCTTCGTCGGCCTTTACCCTGGATTTAATGACAAGATCGTACAGGCTCCCTACGGCAGCCAGGGAACCTTCGGGGCGTTCTACCTTTTTAACGACTACGTTGTGACTTCGTCGGCTGTCATCCAAAAATCTCCGGCGTCCATGGCTGCGCTCACCTTGTCAATGTCCCGGCAATGGGTGGCCAGGATATTCCGCTGGATGGCGTCAACCCGTTTCATAGCTTCCACGGCGTTCTGTAATTCCTCTTTGTTCCCGTCTGCAACGGTCCAGCAATTGTGCAGCATGATAACGCTGTTTTCATCAACTACCACTTCGTCACAGGCCAGGGCAATGATGGCGGCAATGCTTGCAGCCATTACATGGACGTTAGCCGTTGCCTTGTGTTCGTTGTTTTGGATGGCGTTGACTATAGTTAACCCGGCGAATACGTCGCCGCCCGGGCTGTTAATGTCCAGACTGTAATCTTCCGCGGCCCCCTGGATACCGGCGACAACTTCATCCGTTGCCTGGCAATCAAAAACGGTGCCATTTAAAGTTAAATTTTCCATGCCCTCATTCCTTTCTATACAGCTGCAACTGGGTAATCATGGCCCGGGCGCGGGGGTCCATTCCGGCGCCGCCTTCGGCCCATCCGCCTTCCCGGTTGTCGTAGGCGTCTGGCATCCAGAAATCCAGCACCCAGGCGTCGGCCTTTGCCTTAAAATTTTCGTTGCTATCATAGATTGCCTGGAAATCATCCACGGCATCTTCCAGGTAGCCGTACCCGGCGACAATTTCCCGGTTTAAAATTCTGTCGTCGTCGCCCCCGACGATGTTTAAGTATTCTTTTACTTCTTCTAATGTAACCATTTACTCACCCCTTACCAGTTCCAACCAGTCGTCCACAGCTTCGTTGCCGTCAACGTCGCCCCGGTTCCAATCGATATACGGCGCAATAAATCCCGTCAGCATGGCGTCCACCGGGTCAATGCGCACGTTGCTGTCAGCTCTCAAGCTGATTTTTTCCAGACTGTAATAGCCCGTCGGATTCTTGACCATGACGGCGTTCATTATGGCCTTTTCTAAAATATCTTCGTTCCCGGCACTGTAAATAATCGACTTGTCTTTCCAAAGTCCGGACAGGATTTCGATGTATTGACTCAATGCCTTGGGGCTTTGGTTCTGTAAGATGAATGTATCGCACATTTCGGCCAGCTGCTCCTGGATACCGGCGATCCCGTAGGGGTCCGCGGCAATGGTCACATAATGCAGCCCGTATTTTTCCATGGTCGCCCGGATAAATTCCAGGACCTGCCCGGCGTCAATATTTTCACCGCCCCCGCCGGTGCAGAGGTACAGCTCTTTGTCCACGTAATCCCGGTACGGAAATTTATCGGCGTCAACGTGCATCTGTAATTTATTTTTGGGCATCCACGAAACGACATGGCAAAACATCCGCTCGTTACCTTTTTTCTTGCGGGCCTTTAGAATTTTCCCGTCCTGTTCCTTAACGATGGTTCCGAACCAAACGGAGGTTAAATCCAGGGTGTGGGACAGGTCAATGCCCAGGTACCAATCTTTGTAACCTTTGCCAACAATATCAGCAAAACTAACAGGCGCGCCGCACGCTTTCATCTGTTCAAACGTGCACAGCCCGCGATCCTCCGCGGAATACCAGACGTTACATTGCTTTGTCGCAAAAGATTGCAGCTCAAACCCTTTAACTTCGTTCGCCGCCCGGGCCTTTGCCGTGTAGGATTTTTCAATGTAATCCTTGACGGTGTACCCGTCCTGCTGGAATAACAGCACCGGGTTTGCTTTCCCCCACACCTTAATGGAAGAAAAGTCTTTCTTTGCTATGTCCTCTTTATCCGGTTCGCACAAAAACAGAAAATTTTCGTCCGGAAGCGTGCCCTCTAGCAAATTTTTCTCCAGGCTTAACCATTTTTTGTGGTTTGTCCCGCCGATTTCAAACTGGGCCGTGCTCATCGTCACTAGCAATTTATCTTTATAGTGTCCTTGCCCGTCCTGGATGGTCTTTGTAATGATTTCGTCGCACAACATTTCTTCGTCAATGACCGCCACCCGGTTTGTAAATCCATCCAGGGATTTCTTCGCGCCGCTCCCGGTCCGGAACATCTCTAGTTTGTTGTTCGTAATCCGGCTTTTGGCCCAGCAGGCGGTCCGGTTCACGTTAGTGTATGTTTCCGCCAGGTACGGGTCGTTATCAATAAATTTTACAAACTCATCAAAACAGATTTCTGCGTTTTGCCCCTTGCAGCTGGCCAGGATAATGTTTTCGTTCCGGTATTTGCTCATTGTCATGAGATAATGCAGCACGCCGGACAATAGAAACGATTTTCCGTTACGCCGGGCAACGTAAATATTTGCCGTGTTTACCAGGTACCCGCCGTCCGGGCGGCGCAAACCGAAAATTCCGCACATGATAAATTTCTGCGCCGGGTATAATTCCAGGTGCTTTGCCTTGCCGTCCTGGTCCACGTAAATAAGCAGATTCAGAAATTTAAACATGGTTTCCATTTCGTCAGCGGCAAAACGGTATTTCTTTGCAAGGTCCAGAAAACGGGTGAAGCATAGCAGTTCCGCCCGCCCTAGTAATCCTTTTTTATCCCGTTCGATTAACGCCCGGTAATAGTCGCCTATGTAATTTTTCAGTTCCGTGGGGACCGTTACGGCCCGCAGTTCCTGTTCATACATTCATCAACCACCACCAAAACGTTTTCTAAATTCCATAATGCCAGCCTGGATTCTTTCCAGTGCTGCTTCCTTGTCCTTCTTGTACATGGCGTGGATTTCCGCGTGGCTCTCAATGCTCACAGTAATGAGATTGTCCAGGCGGTAGGCCAGTTCCGGTGCTTCGTCCCGCTCTATGATGTGATGGACCACCGGCCGCGCGGGGCGGGAGTAAACCCCAATGCCTAACATCCAAACATCGTAGCCCATGTATTTAATGAGTACATTTTTTCGGCATTTCTCCCATTTCCGGCTGCCGTACATTTTCCGCGCTTCGTTTTCCTGCATCCGCTTGTTTTGATATTTCCGCGTACAGGTCGGGCAGCGTTTTCCTTCGTAAAGCTGATGGCACGTTGGGCAGCGTTTTTTAATCGCTCCCATTTTTTCTAGCATCCTCTAGCAATTCGAAATATGGGTTTTTATCGGCTTTCAGTTCTTCTTTGATGGAGTCAAATTTCAAGGTCTTGTACAATGCAATGGCGATTTTATTAAATTCTTTGTACAGCCCGATCAACGTTGCCAGCTCGTCTGGTTCCTTGACGCCCAGCCCGTCCTGGATCTCCTTTGATACTTCGTTGCTCATGATCGTAAAGCGGCAATATTGCAAGATCAGGTCCTTGTTTACGTCATTGATACTGTCGCATTTATTCTTTAGACTGTATATAAATTGATAAAGATTATTAATTTCCCTTGTTCTGCTTGCTTTTGCCATTTCTGTTAACCACCTTGAAAAAAATGGAAACCTACCGCCGAATGCGCTTTTGATAGTCCTATTTTTTGAACCATACCCCCCCATTAAAACAAAAAGCGCCGCAGTTTCTAGCTACAGCGCTCTTGTAAGGGGGAGACAATTAAAAGGAAGTGCCAGGTGTGTGGGACGGGAGAAGGCCGCCGTGTCTTCTCCCGCGTCCCCATTTCTGACAGCTTAATCATATCAAATTTTAATAGTGGCTTTTTATGGCGTGTTTTCGTTGCAGATTTTTTCGAACTCCTTGATAGCCTTTTCGTGAAGTCGAAACAGCCACCGCTGATCATAGTTCATAGCCCTTGAGACGTCTTCCCACCTCTTGCAATTAATATAGCGTTCGATCAATAGATCCTTGTGTTCCTGTTTGGTCATCCTCGCTATGAGTGCTTGTACCTGGGCACGTTTATTTACTAACCTGACCCACTCATTGCAGATTTCAAGCTTCTTCCTTTCCAAGGCGTCAATTCCATCAGCAACATCGCGTGAAACTCCGCCACTCACATGGATTCCGTCATATACAATGGCACGAATGCCATCAAGCATGGACCGTTGCTCCCTTAGTTCGTCCTTTAGGACATTGAGATGCTGTCTTGCGTGCTTAACTTCTTCCAGCAGCGCTCTGCCCGTCATCTCCTGCTTCATCCCCTTCCAAGACTTTTCGTTGCTTATCCATAAGCCTATCCACCAACCGTTTCAGGCGTTTTCCCCCAAATCCAAACTCGTCATGCAGGATATCCTTGCAATCGTCAACCCCCAGGTTGTAAACCGTCATGGAATAGGTCATAATCCATTTCCTGAAAATAGGAACGGGCATCCTCATGATTTCCTTGATTTCCTGCCTTGATAAGGGATGGCTCCTTCTTGTCATTGGCTCCATGCTACACCTCCAACGATTATTTTTCTATTCTCTTCATAGCAGTCATGGCTTTGATGCGTGAATCGTACCACTTCTTCACGTCTTGAGGATTGAAAACGCTGTCAGTCCCCTTAGCGATACCCCAAAGGCCGTCCTTGACCTTGCGGTAAAGAATATGTTCACTATCCAAGCGATAGGAATAAATCAGTGGTTCAATCATTTCTGCCTGCCTCCCATTCACGATATAGCTTGAACCAGTCCGCTGCATCCATGGTGACCTTCCAGCCCGTATTATTCTTTCTGTGAAACACCGTCGGGATGCTCCCAGTCGTTTTAGCTGCATCTCGTCTAGCCTGGTCCAATGCGTCATCAATGTTAAGGTGCTCCACACGCTTAACCTCGATGTGGATGCCGGGCAGCCCTACCACGTCAGCCGTGCCGTCAGGGGTGTTTCCACAGAACTGCGCTGAACGGCGGGCCTCATAGCCTTCCGCCCTGCAAAGTCTAGCCACTTCAAGTTCGCCCTTTGCGCCTTTTCTTTTACTGTTCGTCATTGCCTCACCTTCAATTCCTAGTTTTATACTTATATTTTGACTTTTAAACTTTTGAAATTCAATTCAGAACCACTGTCCATATGTCTGGAGAAGTAGGGAGAGGGGAAATGTGTGTGGGAAACGTAGTCCCACACATTTACCCCCTACTTCCTGACATATGCAGCTCAAAATAGCTCAATACTATATATATAACTGTGCTGAGCTGAGCTTTTCTTTATCTAAGCAAATCAATAAATTATTTTTCTTCATTCTTTGACCTCTCGACCAGACCATTTTTAATTTCAAACCCACCGTGTTCCTTAATATATTTCCGGACGGTGTTTTCGCTTTTTGAGAAATAAGAAATCATATTTTCCAGCTTCGCTTTCCCTGACTCGTTCGCATACGCTTCAAAAGCGATTTCCACACTGTCGACATTCTTTGCAGCTTCTTCCTTCTTCGCCTTGTTCGACTGTTCTCTGCCCTTTTGGTAGACATCAGCCAGGCTGCCCTCTTCCATGGCATCCTTGAGCATGTTCGTATCGTCAGCTACATGGACGGGATACCGAAAAAAGACATTGACCGGAGGAAAGGACGGAAACTCTCGCAAGGTCCCTGTGATGCGCCAAGCTGTTGCAATATCGTCCGGGTCCTGGTCCTTGACCTTGAGCTGGATCATGTCCAGCATAGCGTCCGGGTCACGGGCAAAGACGCCGGACCCGCTGGCGCGGTCCATGGACTTCTTGAGGCCTTGCCCGCCCTTGCTGTGATGGTGGCAGTAAATGACAGCGCAGCCAAGCTCAGTGCAGATTTTGTCGAATTGGTTGCAGAAATGAGCCATCTGGTCGGCGCTGTTTTCGTCCCCTGTAATGACTTTATAAATGGGGTCAATGATGATGGCCATGTAATCTGATTCCTGCGCCCTGGCAATGATTTTCGGTGCTAGTTTATCCATGGGGACGGACTTGCCGCGTAAGTTCCAGATTTCCACGTTGTAGTCAGCCTCATGACCAATACCAAGGGCCTTTCCCACAACGTCAAAGCGGTCAAAGCAGGATGGCTCATCAATCTCAAGGTTGACGTAGAGGACCTTTCCTTTTTCACAAGGAAAATGTCCAAGCCAGGTGGTTCCCGATGCGATGGCCATAGCTAGCTCGATGAGCGCAAAACTCTTGCCAGCCTTAGATGGTCCTGCAATGAGCATCTTGTGCCCCTGCCTCAATACGCCGTGGATGAGCTCATCTGCTTTTGGCGGCAGGCCCTTGTCTTTCGCCATCCCAAGGTTCTTGATGACGGGCATGTCGTCATTGGTATTCTCAATCCATTCCCGCCACTCGTCCCAGGATTCCTTTCCAATGTTGGTCCCGATGAGGAACTGTTTCTTGCCGCCTCGTTTGATGCCAGGAAGCCGGGAAAGCCTAGAGGGATTTTTGTTGGCTGTGTCGATGGTAAGCCCGTTCTTTTCGCAGATCTTATATAAAAATTCGACACGCTGCCGATATTCTTCCGCATTGGCTGCATCAATCTTAACAATAGCGTGGATGCTTTTTGCGCCGCTGTAGGTCAGCGTTGCCACCGGCAGCTGCAGTTTTCTGATAGCCTCGTTCTGCTTAGCCAGGGAAAGGTCGTCGCATTCGACCAGGGCGTATTTAAAGGACGTCACATTATCATTGTTGACGCCGTGCCCATCCAGGGCATTGATGCGGATCCACATGCCCGCCTGCGGGTTATAATCTCCAAAGACAGCGCCAATGTCGCCATTGCACTTTTCCAGCTGCGTGATAAGGGTGCTGCTCGTCCTGCTCGTATAGCCACCATTGGCAGGAATGAATTTGTCCGTATCGTCTTTTTGCATGCTTTCGTTGACGTAGCCGACGTGATCAGAGGCGTCGAAGAGTGTCCTAAGAAATGTGATGATTTCCTGGACCGGTTTCCAGTCCCCTTGTGGTTCCCTAAAGGCTTCGCCTTCAAGGAGCTTTGTATTGATGATGATCCCGTTTGAAGGGTCTTCACGGATTTCATCATCCCATGAAAGGGCACGGCCTGCTTCCCGATCCTTTGGCTTCCACCCGCGGTCCTTTGCCATCATGGTGATGGTGGCTCCCGTTACGGGATTGGGAGAGCCTCGGAAGCCCTCCCATTTCTTGCTGCACTCGTCTTGATGGTAGCGCCCACTGTCAAGGGCGCTCCAGTTGTCCCACGCACTAAGAGGATACCCTTCTTTCTGGAGGGCCATCCCCACCTGCAGCCACTCTTGATAGGAGCAGGAAGTTGGATCTATGAAATTAAGCACGCCTAAAAGGTCAAATTGCTTCATGATTCATTCCTTCTTGAGGATTGTAGGCAGCGGGTATGATGCCAGACGGGATGCGCCAATCATTTTCCGCGATACGTCCAATCATGCTGCTTGCCGCGGAAAAGCTCCAAGTCCCAACATGAGAAAAGCCTTTGCGTTCCAGAAAACGGATCTGCTTTGGCGTTGAAAGGCCATTTTGTTGGCGCATCTTGAGTCGCTCAATAAGTTGCGTTGCAAGGCCTGCATTTTCTACCGTGTCCGGTGCAATGCCGTGCTTTTCAAGATATTCAAGCTGCTTTTTCGTTGCAGGGCCTTTTTCCCACATGAAAGTCGGCTCGTAGCCTGCAAGGTCGCCAGCCTCGATGCTGAAGAAATACTGGATGGGATCCACTAGTTTTCTTTTCCGTTCTCGCATGGCCTTGAGCTCTTTGGCTAGACTAGCTTCCCGCTCAGCTACGGCAGCCCTTTCTGCTTCGTCTGCAACTTCTTCAATATCAAGGGCCATCCCTGCGCTGTCTTCAAGGCGCTTCGTCATCTTTTCAGCAACCTTTTCGTCCTTGCAAACGAGTGATGCTGGCCTGCAGAGGTTGTGTCGTTCTGTGAGCCACAAAAAATCCAAGAGGAGCAAATCCTTTTTCCCTGGCGCAAGTCTGCTCCCCCGCCCCACCATTTGCTGGTAAAGGCTGCGGATCTTTGTTGGACGAAGGACGACAACACAATCCACTGCAGGGCAGTCCCATCCTTCCGTGAGGAGCATGGCGTTGCAGAGCACGTTGTATTCCCCGCACTCATAAGCATCAAGGACTTCAGTACGGTCTGCACTGTTTCCATTGACCTCGGCCGCTCTAAATCCATGGCGGTTCAGGATATCCCGGAAAGCCTTGCTCGTTGCCACAAGCGGCAGGAAAACCACGGTCTTCCGTTCCTTGCAATACTGCTCCATTTCCGTGGCAATGGCTTCTAAATATGGGGATAAGGCATCCCCTAGTTCATTGGCTGCATAGTCCCCGCTTGACATCTTCACGCCACCAATATCAATATTGAGCGGCACCGTAAGTGCCTTGATTGGCGAAAGGTATCCTTCCTTGATGGCTTGCGGGAGGGAATATTCATATGCGATGTTGTCAAAATACTCGCCTAGGCACGCCACATTTTGTCTCTCAGGCGTTGCCGTGACACCTAGGACTTCCGCATCAGGGAAGTGATTTAAAACCGTCTGATAGCCATTTGCAAGGGCGTGGTGGGCTTCATCAACGATAATGGTCTGGAAAGCATCAGGTGCAAACCGTTCAAGCCGCTTTTCCCGCTGCATAGTTTGCACGCTTCCAACGGTAATCCGGAAAAAGCTGTCCAGGGAAGTTTCTTCCGCTTTTTCCTTGCTGGTCATGAGTCCTGTCGCCTTTAAGATCTTATCCTGGGCTTGATTTAAAAGCTCGTCTCTATGAGCAAGGATGAGGACCTTTTTCCCACGGGCCACGGCTCGTTTGGCCACGTTAGCAAAGACAATGGTCTTGCCGCAACCCGTAGGAAGAACAAGGAGCGTGCGCCTGTGTCCACGCTTCCAGTCTTGTTCAATGGCCTCAATTGCTTGCTTTTGATACGGCCTAAGGTCCATTTAGAAGGCCCCTGGTGTGAAGCTTGCTCCATTCACAGGCTTTGGAGCAGGCATATGGGGGTCCCGTTTAGGGGCCTTGTCCGGTTCGATGAAGTAAGCAACGTTGTTGTAGGTTTTATCGTTAAATTCGCGCGGCGCCATGTGGCACCAGACTTCAAGGCCTTGGAGGTTCCAGCGCATATGGAGTGGTTCATGTTTCTTCTTGACGCCAATGGCAAGGAAGAAGGTGGCAAGCTTCCATTCCTGGCTGCTGTGAAGGAAGAGATTTGTGGTCACTTCCACTGGCTCCGTCGCTGCGGGATCATTCGGGATGACCATCAAATGAATGATGGCCTTCGGACATGGTGGAATCTTGCTGTTCGGATTTTTTGGCTCATACATGGAGCGTTCAATTTCTTTGATAATGAAGGGGTAATCCCCTTCTTCAAGGAGGGTGTAACTTTTGTTCCCGCCTTCAGCGGTGATTTCGTCTTCCCAACCAAATACCTTATCTTCAACCACGGTTCCCATATTTTCAAAGCTCATTTTCATTTCCTCCTAAATTTTATTTTTATTAGCAACAATAAACGATTTAAGCTGCGGCCAGGCACCAAGGATGACGCCTTTCAAAAATTCGATGTCATAGTCCATGATACTGGTTTCTTCAGGATAGTAACCGCGCGCAGCAACGGCGCGACGAACATCTGTTTCTGTCATGCCTTCGGCCTTAAAAAGGTCAAAGACCTGCTTAATAACAGCTTGTTTTGGATCTGCAGCAGCAACTTGAGCAGCTGTTGCAATGACTTCTTGCTGCGGAGCGGGTCCATCTGCTTCGTGAGTTTCCCAGAAAGCTTCTTCTTCGGGAGAAGGATCAGGCGGCAGAGGAACACTGCCTTGCGGAGAATCAATAACCACAGGTGGTTCTCCTATGTCCGGGATATAGGGCGCAATACTTGCATATTCGAAAGGCACTTCTGGCGGCAGGCACCATCGGTTTTTTGCATCCCAGGTGCTTGCGTGTTGCGTATACATAACCCGCTTCCCGCCAACGCCTTTCTTTTTATTGGTCGTCTGGTCTGTCATGATGATGGTCTTATAGTTGGCAAAAAGCAGGGCATCTGCCCATTCCTTCACAAGGGCGGCCGTCTTGTTCGTGGTCTTGCTGTTGAGTTTCAGTTCCCACCGATCATAGGCTCCCATCTCATCCGGCTGCTCAAACTTTCGGATCTGAGCATGAGCATTAAGGACCACGTTGATGCCTGCTCTCGTCACTTCATTTAAGGCTTCCAGAAAGCGGGCAAAAGCTTCCATAAGCTTTGTATAGCCACTTCCATAAGCAAAGTCCTCGATGGAGCTTTTCTTAGCTTGGGCGCAAACATACTGGATGCAGAGCTTTTCTGCCCAGTCCACCGTATCAATGACCAGAGTCTTGCATGGCTTTTCCTTCGCGATTTCTTCGATAATGCCATGGAGCATGGCCCAGGAATTGATGTCTGGAATGCGCTTGACGTCGAGCTGGCTGGTGCTGTCTTCAATATCAAGGAAAAGAGGGTCCGGGAAATGACTTGCAAATGTCGATTTTCCAATCCCTTCAGGACCATAGACAACGACCTTTTGCGGTCTCAAAACGATTCCTTTGCTGATATTAAGCATGTGAGGTTCCTCCTTTTTTCTGATTCATGTAGGCCCTAAGCTCATCATTTGCACGCTGAAAATCTTTTTCTTTGTGAGCAAGGATGCCTTTCATATACTCAACCTCATGCGGACGAAGCAGGGGATCCTTCATTTGATACTGCGTTTCCTGCAGTTCCTCCCACGCCCTTTTTTGTGCAATCATGAGAGATTTTAATTTCAAGTCTCTTTCCATCAGAACGTTCCTGCCTTCCAGGCCGGCTTAACAGCTGTCTCTTCGCCTTTGACCATACCATCTTCGATGATGACGCTGCATTCATCACCAGTGGAAACGCGGGTAGCGATGACTTGCAGTCCTTCCCGTTCGAGCCATGCACCAAAATCCTGAAGCGTGTCCGTGTCCATCTGTTCGAGTTTGTCCATGAGTACGAAACCGCAGTTTGGATTGAGCTTCCTCACGATAGCAGTAGATACCTTGAGCTGCTCGCTGGCACTCATGCCATCCCAGGGAAGGCCCTTATAAAGGAGCTTGCCGTCTTCAACGGAGAGTTTAGGAAGCGGCAGGTCAGCACCATCAAGGAGGGAACGACGGTCAGCACGGAGTCTTTCCAACTGCCCTGTAAGCTCTGCATATTCGTCGCCATACCGTTCTGCTTCTTCGACGGCCTTCTTGTGCTCCGCATTTTTACGGATCTGCGCATTGATCATCTCGACCTGCTGCAGGTTTTTCTCGATTTCTTCCGTGGATTCGTTCTGGAGGGTGGCGACGTCCTTACTAGCGGTTTCAACATCCCTGTCAACGATTTCCTTTTGACTCTTTGCTTGTTCAAGCTCGCTCATGAGCGCATTGATACGGTTGGCAAGGTCCGTTTGCTTGCGTTCAAGCTCAGAGAGTTGATACCGCTTTTTTTGGTTTTCCCCATTTCTTGCCAGGATGGCCTGTTGCTGTTGGATAAGCTCAAAGGCGCTGATGGGGTCTTCCGGTGCCCCAGGGAAAGTCTGCATATCGGCAGCAGCTTTTTCCTTGCGCTCTTTGATGCGTCCTACTTCGGTGCGTTGATAATAGACCTTGCGGATATTTTCGTCGATAGCTTGGAGCTGGTCTCCTACACCGATGATCTGCAGCAGCGTGTCCGCTTTTTCCTTGTCTGTCGCTTTTAAAAAGCTTGGTAGGTCCAGTGCCAACTGACTGATAAACTCCTTGAGGAGGGACTGACCGCTCTTATTGCCATTGCTGTCAATGACCTTGAGAGCGCTGTTCTTTCCCTTCCGCTCTACAATGATGCCATTATCCAGCTCGATATGGATTGCAGGCGGGACCAAGGCCCCTTCCCTTGCAGGGACGGATGGTTTGTAGCGATCCCCGCCAAGCCCCCAAGCGATGGCATCAAGGACGCTTGTTTTTCCCTGCCCGTTCTTTCCTCCAATGATGGTAAGCCCATTGGGACTTGGCTCCAACCTGACGGCCTTGATCCGTTTGACGTTTTCAAGTTCCAAAGCATTAATTTTCATTTTCTTACCTCCTGTGATAGAATGGAGGTGAATCCTGTGGAAAGATTCACCCTATGGCCCTGTCATCACTGCAATGATGACGGGGCTTTATTGTTCATTTTCATGCATCCATGAATATCTGAACCTTTCACATTCGCCAGGTGAATCACAGAAACAGGCAACATCGCAGAAGGCTTCGCGGCCATCTACATAGTAGTCCCCATCTGTATATTTCAAATATTCAACAAAACCGTAAGGACAGAATAGACAACATCGATACTTAGCGTCATAATGGACGTCTATCGGTCCTTTCTCTGTAAACGATATCGTTTTGTATTCCATTTCATCATCTCCTTTACAATGGCAATCGCATAATTAGTACGATAACTAAACCTAAAAACAGCAGAAAGCTGATTGACTCTTCCAATGGAACCATCCCATTTCTCTTAAATTTTCATTAAAATACCTAAAATCATTTCACTATTTTTTTGTCAAAATCAGTCGTTTTTGACAAGTCAAAACACGTTGCCTAAAGCTCTTTCCTTTATTAATTGTTCCATCAATGGGCAGCTTTTCTTGCGCCCTTTAATGTTGTGTACAATCGGCTCGTCGGGAAGCAGTGTGCAGGTCAGGTAGTTTCGGATTTTTGCCCCGCCCTGAGCCCCGACCTTGCCGGTAAAATGGCAGGCTCTGCAAGTGGGGTGCGCCCATCCGATTTCAACTTTGGGGCATAGCCCTAGTCCACCTTTACTCCATGGGATTCGTTCTGGCTTGTCTTTTTTCGGGCATTTAGCGGCAAAGGGGCATACGCTGCAGTCAGTATCGATCATCACCGATTCCCCTTTCTGACTCTAACCTTAATCTTCTGCCCCGGCTGCAGACTGCCCGGGTTGTCAATCCCATTCTCTTCCCGCACCCGCATAATGATGGTCTGGATGTCCTCATAGTCACCATACCGCTCGCAGAGGGACCAGAGGCTGTCTCCCGTGTAAACAACATGCTCAAATGTGAGATAATCCGACGGTTCGGGTTTGGTCCGTTCGCCCCAGATCGCACCTGCCGTGATGAGCCCGGCAGCGATTAAGGATGCGGCGATGAGGGACGCTTTAGTGATTTTCCTCATTTTTCACACCCCCGCGATTTTCATGCCGTCAAGGATAGTCGCTGCTGCTCCTCTGAGCAGTCCTTCAAGAGTCTTGATACGAGCATCCTTGCGTTCCAACTCTCGCTGCAGATCCTTCATCCGCTGCGGTGTATACTCCCAGATCTGTTCACCCACAAGGGCAAGGACATCCTTGGCTGCAAACCGCACGCCTGGGAGCTTGGTGAGCTGTGGCAGCGTTCCGCGGTCTCTAAGGTTGTAGATGGTGGACAGTGACACGTTTAACACCTCAGCGGCCTCCTGCGCCGTCATGACTTTGGGTTCCATGGCTAGCCTCCTTTGTTTCCACAATCTCTATACACGAATACACATCCTCTTTTGGTATAATGCCAAGAGAAAGGAGGTGATCCTGGTGAAGAGAAATCTCGATTTAATCCGTAACATTCTTCTTCGTATTGAAACCAATGAGAAAAATGCCACTCTAAGCAGCTCCGATTTCGCGGATCTGGAGCCGGACCAGAATATTGTGGATTACCATCTGTACCTTTTGGCAGATGCCGGATATATTGACGCTGATGAAGTCAATACAATCGGGCACTACTACCCGCAATACCTGGTGAAATGGCTGACTAATGATGGTTGTGATTATGTAGACTCCATCCGGTCAGCATCAATTTGGGAAAAGACCAAAGAAAAGTTGGCTTCAGTCGGCGGTCAAGCGTCTCTGTCCATCGTCAAGACAATCGCCGAACATGTTACAATGTCTTTTCTTGGCATCTAACCTCTGCCACTATTAAGCGGTCGAGGTGCTCTGAAGTTTCCTGGTAAGCTTCCAGAAGGTCCCTGTCGGCTGTCTGGGAAGCTTCCGTCAAGATCATCGACACATGCAACAGCTTCCTTAGCCTTTCCTGGCTAAGCTTTCTTTCAACAAGAGCCTTGCTTTTGCAGGGCTCTTTCTTTTTCCCCTCTTCAGTCATGGACTTCCCTCCCTGCCAGAAACTTATTCACGAAATACTGCTGCCCTTTGCCAGTCACCAGGGTTGTCCTGGTCAGTCTCACGGATCCATCCGGGTTGTTGATGGTCCGTTCTTTTACCTTGAACAGATCCATGTCCCTGGCCTTCTGAGTTGGCATATTCTTGTCTGCCCCGGATTTCATCAGGTATCCATGATCCCGCAGCCACTGGAACAGGCGTTTTTGCCCGATTTCCACTCCGTTCTGGTGGATCAGTTTGGCCAAAGCTCCTACCAGGATGCCGTCTTTACTGACACTCACCGCATCGGCGAAGATCTCTTTGGGCCGCATCCGCTCATTGTCGGCTTCCAGGGCCCGGTTTCGTTCCTGTTCCTGCTTCAGGTTCTGGAGGATCTGGATCATGAAGTCCGGATCCTGCAGGGATTTCTGGATGACTTCCGGCGTCATATAGGCACCGTGTTTCCGGATAGCGGGGATGACTTCGTGGGTGATCCACCGCTTGAACTCTTTGGCTGACGGCAACTTACTGGATAGAACCAGGCTGTAGAGTCCTGATTCATTGATGATGATTGCTTTGCTTTTGTAATTTGAACCACTCCCCTGAATCAGGGTACTGGTTTTGTCTTCTTCATCCACATGGTTTGCAATGGCATTTTCAGGCTTTGCATACCCGAGTATTTCAGCAACGTCCTTGCCAACAAACCAAGGCTCATTGTTGATAGCCAGTGTTCTGATGCGGCCGAAACTTTTATTTTGAAAAATTTCTAGTTTTTTCATTTAAAAATGCTCCTTATTTTGCTCACTTTAAGTGAGATTTTGAGTCAAAAAAAAGTCAGACGATATGCCAAAGTGCTTTATCAGCAGTACTTTTATGGCATCTCTGGGCATTCGTTCGCCCTGCTCGTACATGTAAATAGTTGACTCGCTGACTCCTATTTTCTTGCCTAAATCACTCACGGACTCTCCACGCTGTTCCCGTAACTCGCGGAGCTTTTTCCCAATGGTTTTACGGTCAATAGACACCATACTTCTCACCTCCGTTCTCACTTTCAGTGTAATTATATCACTTTAAGTGTATATGTCAACACTGTACTGTGAAATCCTTCTTGAATTTATTACACGAAAAGTGTAGTATTAAGATGTGGAAACGAAAGGGGATGAAGAAATGCCTGAGTTCAAAGATAGATTAAAGCAAATGAGACAGTCTGCTGGTTTAACACAAAGTGAGTTAGCAGAAAAATTGGGAGTATCTACCAGTACAGTCTCTATGTATGAAGTCGGTAGCAGAAAACCCAGCTTTGAGATTTTAGAGCAGCTTGCAGACTTTTTTAACGTAGATACAGACTATCTAATGGGAAAGGCTTCTCGAAGCGTTTACTACCTTGATCCAGAAACGGCCCGTCTAGCTCAGGAACTCAAAGATAATCCTGGACAGCGGATTCTTTTTGATGCATCCAGAAATCTGACGCCTGAAGATATAAAAGTTGTTATGACAGTAATCAAAGGCCTTAAAGCAAAGGAAGGACTTGATGAATGACAATAATTTTGACTTACCAACCATTGCCCTCCCATGTCCCGGCTCTTGCCCACGCAAATTGCGATGATAGCTATACCATCATCGTGAACAACAACCTTTCTGATGCCAGCAAAAAGGACGCCATCAGGCATGAAGTCTGTCATATCATGGGGAACGATTTTTTCAAGGAAGATATTGACTCCATCGAAACATCTTGTCATCAGCATAGCGTTGACTGTGAAGTTGGGGAAGATTTGGATTTTTACATCAAGTAGGAGGTTGTAACATGAACAAGAAAATTATTGCTGTCGCTGCGGTAGGGATTATTGCCATTGGAGTTTATGCGAACTCCCCGTTCGGCGAAAAGGTTGTCTTTGACAACAATCCTATCGTCCAGACAATGCAGCTTAAGCAACAAAATCAGCTTGATGGCGTTCTGTCTGCTCTCAAAGAAACCGGCATTAATCCGGATGACATTAAGTCCTGGAAGCCAACAGGTAACACCAATCAGTTGGGTAGGACAGAATACGTCTTTTCAACAGACGGGAAAAAGTTTAATTACCATTTGTGGATGAACAAAAATCTATCCGTTTTCTCAATCACCTATTCTGGATCTGTTCTTTATAAAGATGGAAAATTGATAGAAACCATTACCGACAATAAACCGTCCGAAAAAGAGATGCAACATATGCAAACGCAGGCAGAAAAAGTTGTTAAAAGAAGTTTAAAAGCGCCAGACTCTGCGAAGTTTAGCGAATTTAAATTCATGAAGCAGCATGGTATTGGTACTGTTTCTGGTGTCGTGAATGCTAAAAATAGTTTTGGCGCTCTTATCCGTACTCCGTTTAATTTTTCCTTTGATTTTAAAAATCAAAATGGGGCTATGATTCGCGGGTCCATCAACGGTGAAGAGTTAGTTAAAGATTAAAATAAAAAATCCAGTGACACCGCCATGTCACTGGATCTAAGTGCAATCCCCATCTCAAATCGGAGGCTGCAAAAACATTATAACATTTTCAGCCTCCCTCCGCCACAGAAGGAGGTCTTTTTAATGGAATACACTTTTTCGTATCGTGAGAAAAATGGCGGTGTCTGCTTGATCCTGTCCTACAAAGTCGGTACCAAGTGGCACCAAAAAACAAAGCAAGGATTTAAAAATCAAAGAGAGGCCCGCCGCTATCAGGATGAGCTTCTGGCACAGGTCAAGGAGCTTGAAGGGCTGACGGACGACGCTACCCTTATAAATATTACACTTCAACAATTTTTACCCATCTTTATGCGTGACAAAAAGGAATTTTTAGCTCCAAATACATTGAAGAATTACGCCCTGGCCTTGAAAAAAATGGGAAATCTTGCCACTGTGCCAATTAGGGATATTACCACGGCAAATCTTACCAACGCTTTGATGCAGATTGAAGGGAAGGCCAGTTCTAAGAGGGCTCATCTACGCTGCATCTCGCCGGTGCTTGAGCATGCAAAGGAGATATACAAGATTATCCCCTCTAATCCTGCTAAAGGAATTAAACTCCCACAATCAAAGAATCCTACTATCCTGCGTGCCTTCACGAAGGAAGAACTTTCCAAGCTCCAAGATATTGTTGAATTTAATCCGATTTATAGTTTGGTCATTACCTTGGCCGCTAACACAGGTATGCGGTTCGGTGAAATTTATGGGCTACCCTGGAATGCCATCGACTGGTTTAAAAAGACCATTACCATCACCCAGCAATACACGCTCATTGGTCAAAATAGCTACGGTATTGGTCCATGCAAAACGCGAAACAGCCACCGAACCATTCCAGCTTCTCCGCTTGTCCTGCAGAAACTAAAAAAGTGGCGTGACACACGCCCAATGGAGATTACAGGAACTGTTTTCCCAATTGATAAAGGGCACTCTGTTCAGACTGAACTGAATCGTGTGATTGGTCGCAACTTTCCCGGGAGGTCCATCCATGCGTTACGCCACACCTTTGCCACTCTCCTGTTGTCCAGGACGGGAGATATTAACCTTGTCGCTCATGTCTTAGGGGACACTGTGGCCACCGTTTGCAAGGTTTACGTCAATTACACGGACGACATCAATAAGGTTGCAGCTAAAGCCATTGAATCTCTATACTAA